GCCCTCATAATAACCCTTGTAGATGTCGCCCTTGTCATAGAGCTTCTTGAAGATATGCTGCACCGAGCGGACATGGTAGTCGTCGGTCGTGCGGATAAATTTATCATAGCTTGCGCCCATCAGATCCCAGATGCGGCGGATCTCGGCGGACACGTTGTCCACATAATCCTGCGGTGAAATGCCCGCTTCGTTTGCATAGTTCTCGATCTTCTGTCCGTGCTCATCCGTGCCGGTCAGGAAGAACACATCATAACCGACCTGTCGCTTGAAGCGCGCCAGCGCGTCGGTCATAATGACCTCATAGGTATTGCCGAAATGCGGCTTTCGCGAGCTGTACGCGATCGCCGTTGTGATATAAAACTTGCCTTTATCCTTCATTTTCTGCCTCCGAAACCGTTTGCATTTTCTGCGTGCATAGTTATTTATAATAGTATACCATAGGTGCGCGTTTCTTTCAAGCGTTTTTTAACAGAATCAGGACGGTTGTTGAGAGTATCATTAAATGCAGAAGAAACCGTTACGGTTTTTCCTGCATTATTTTTTTATCCGAAGGCAGGCGGAAGGAGGTTAAAACATTGAACGGATACAGTTATTTGACGCTGGAACAGCGCCGCGAGATCGAAAGAATGTATGCAGAGGGTGAACGCGTTGTTGACATTGCCGCCCGTCTGAAAAGGAGCGCCGCCGCTATCTACGAAGAGTTGAAGCGCGGCTATACGGGAGAGTTTGACGGCTACGCCCGCCCGAAGTACAGCGCCGATCTTGCACAAGCGACGGTGCAAGAAAATTTCCGACGCAGAGGAAACCGACGCGGCGCGAATTGCTGAAATACGAAAGGAGCTATTCAATATGAAAATGAAGAGGATCGCAAACAACGTGGCGCTTCAAACGATCGGCTACGTAATTAGCGGATTTACGAACGTGTATATCTACGTTCGGGAATGCGGCTATCAGAAGCGGGACATTTACAGGGGCTTGTATAAGCACTTCGCGCACGACGAAATGAACAAATACGCATATTGCAAGATCACGGAGCTTCGCGCCGATGAAAACGTGCTTTACATCGGCATTGAAGAGTAACGCGGGAAAGGAGCTATTCGGAATGAGTACAACACGATACAAAATCCGTTTATGGGAATACGACGGCGAAGCGTCCGTCGCAAACGCCGTTACCTTCGACAGCTTCGACGAAGCGCAAGCGCGGTTCAATGATCTTCGCGTTTCGGAGGAAATGCCGTGCGTCGAGTTCATCAAAGAGCGGATCGCGAACGGGTGCATTATCGGCGACGAAGTTTTGAACGTTCGGCAGTTCACTTCGGTATTTGACGCTATCACGAAGGACAAGCTCACGCTGGCGGGCTTCCTTCGTTCCCTTCCTTGCATTGAAGCGCCGTGGGACGCGGCTTTTCAGAAGCGTTATTGCTCTTCTTGCACGGCGGAGAATTGCGACGCTTGCGAGAATGAGCAGTTCCGGAACAATCCGGAATGGTGGCTTTCCCTTCCAGCGGCGGAGGTGGAACAATGACGGCGGATCGGGCGCGCGGGGCGCTTGCCGTCCTGCAAGACGCGGACGGGAAGTTTATTTGCGAAGTGCCTTGCGGTTACATAGTCGAGCAGACAGCCAGCGCACACAAGCCCCGGCGGATACAGGCACAACGACGGCGGCGGGCAATGCTTCGCCGTCGCGTCGCCCTTACGGTTGCATTGCTGACCGTCGCCGCCATTCTTGCGGCGCTTATGCCGTGGAGTGGGAGCGGCGCGGCGGACAAGCCGAAGGATACGACCGCCGGAACGCTTGAAGAGGTACACCAGCCGACCGCCGTTCTTCTTCCTTCGAGCGGGACGGTGGCGGGATATGTGCCGAACGCGGCGGAGGTTGAAGCCCTTGCGAAGCTGATCTACGGCGAAGCGGGGATCGTTCCTTCTATGACGGAGCAAGCGGCGGTTGTATGGTGCGTTCTGAACCGCGTTGACGATCCGCGCTTCCCCGACACGGTGCTGGAGGTTATCGAAGCGCCCTATCAGTTCAGCGGCTACGATCCCGAATATCCCGTGAAAGAGGAATTCGCCCTTCTTGCGGCGGACGTGCTGACGCGATACCGTGCAGAGCGGGACGGCGAAGAAAACGTCGGGCGGGTGCTTCCGGCGGAATACTGCTTCTTCACGGGCGACGGGCGGCGCAATCACTTCACAACGGAATGGAAAAGTACGGATTGCTTCGGCTGGACGCTTGAAAGCCCGTACACGAATTAAGGAGGGCGGCGAATTGGGAAAAGAATTGATTTGCTTATGCAGAGAGATTGACAAAGCGACGGGCGAAATTGCCGTCTATTCAATCAATGCAGAAGTAACGGATCGGCTTTTGTTTATGCTGGGTATCCGCCAGCGGGCAAATCCCGAATTGCGGTATTTCGTAACGCTTCGGGCGAATTTCGACGCAAACGAAGAAACGATCTTGAAGCAGTTGCACCGCAAGCAAGTAACGGATCGACTTTTAACCGCTTTGAACATAGCGGCAATTTGACGAAAGGAGCGGCACACAATGAAGGACAACAAAAGCGGCTGGCAGTTCCCGAAGGCGCTTGAAATTATCAAGTGCAAGGAAGGAAACAAAGAGTATATGAAGGAACGTCCGGCGCGTCGCCCGTTCGGAAACACCGTGCTTATTTGCGAATATCCGATCGACGACACGGCGGCGGAAGAGCCGAACGCGAAGTTGATTACATGGCGGCTTGCGAAGCGCGCCGCACGGGACTTCTTGCGCGTTTCCTTTATGCCTTCGGCTATCGTATCGGCGGCGACGCATGGTGGGAAAACTGCCGTCCGCGTCTACGGTAAATATTAAATCACACGAAAGGAGCTATTCAATTATGTTCAGCAAGAAAAAGACAGAATGCCGCGTTTGCGGCTATCGCTTCACACCGGAGCGGGAAAACATCTACACGGCGGAAGAACCGCGTTCAGCGCTTGAAATGCTTACCGCCGCGCCCGTTCGCTTTTCGGCGGTTGATTGCCCGATTTGCGGTTGTCAAATCCGGCTGGCGGAACGTGCGCCGCGCATTGACCTTCCGGCTATTACGGAACAGCACGACGCGGACGCAGAGGAAACGGAGGGCGAAGCGGAATGAAGATCGGTACAGCTTGCGCGATCTTCTTACAGATCAACAGCGAGAAATACACAGACGAAGAGAAAGGAACGGCAATTCTTGAAGTTCTGAAAATGCCGACGCATAACGGAATTTCAAAATCCGCCATGCTGGAGGTTATCGGCTATCTTATGAATTTAGCGTTTGACGTTCCGGAGGAAAGCGAGGTGGCGGACAATGCCTAAAATGACGGTACGCGTTATTCTGAAAAGCGGCGTTGAATTCTCTATCAAGTGCGACAAATTCACACTTACGCGAAACGGCTTTCAACAGGTAACGGGCTACAACATCGAAGGGATCACGGAGAACAAGCCCGTTTATTTGGACTTTGAGCAGGTGGCGGCGGTTGTTCGCGTATTCGCCGACGAAAAGCTGGAAACGGACGACGCGCCGGAAGAAAAGCGCCTTTTCACGGAAACGCCTATGAAATGCCCGTTCTGCGAAGGCGAAAACAGTAACGCGCGAGTATACGAGGACAAGCAGAACAAGGAATATTTCGTATATTGCCCGAAGTGCGGCATTGAAACGAAGGACACCTTCACCAGCAAGGCGAAGGCGGTAAAAGCCTTCACAGAGGGCAAAACGAAAAAGGTTACAGGAAGCGGGGTGGCGGACGAATGAATGCGGCGCTTCTATCCTCTAAAAATATGTGCTGGTGTACGCCGCAAGACTTCTTCGACAAGCTGAACGCCGAATTCGGCTTCGTGCTTGATCCGGCGGCGACCGACAAGACGGCGAAATGCTCTTTGTATTACACGCCGGAAACGGACGGACTTTCGCAAAGCTGGGATCGCGGCGGCGCGGTATTCTGCAATCCGCCTTACGGACGCGAGATCGGCAAGTGGGTTCAAAAGGCTTTCGAGGAAGCGCG